TCCTGATAGTTCGCCAGAACAAGCAGCGACATATTGTAAAAAGGAAGGAACTTTTGAAGAATATGGCGAAATAAAACAACAAGGTAAACGTGTTGATTTAAATGAGATTAAAGATACCATCGTTGCGGGCAAAGATGTCGATGAGATTTTATTAGAAAATCCTAAAATATACCACCAATATGGACGCACATTAGAAAAAATTCAGGATGTTGTGTTACGTCGTGAGACGAGAACAGAATTTACAAAAGGTTATTGGATTTTTGGCGTCTCAGGTGGTGGTAAAAGTGAATTATTATTTAATAATTATTCATCCAAACGTGCATACGTATGGAAAAAAGAAAAAGAATGGCAAGATGGATATAAACAACAACCATTGGTTATAATTGATGAATTTAGGGGACAACTTCCGTTTTGGAAATTATTGGAATTGGCCGATAAATGGACTAATTGCTGGGTTGAACGGCGCGGTAAAGAAGCAATGCCATTCACGAGTAAAGCAGTATGTATATCAAGTGCTTTACGACCTGAGGAAGTATTTAAGAATTTGGACGCAAATGATAAATGGTTACAATTTAATAGAAGGTATAGAATTATAGATATATCTGATATTAGAAAGAAATTAATTTTAGAATTAGAATTAAAATTTCTGTAAATTTTATAATATTTAGTGATATTATAAAATGGCAAGATTTACAGCGAAAGGTAAAATTACTATGAATAAGCGAAAATCAATGCGCTCTAAGCGCCGTGCGCCTAAGAGCAAAAAGAACTTTGTAAAGGCAGTTCAAAGTGTCATCAATAAGAATTTAGAGGATAAAATGGCGTATAAATCTGTTGTTGATGTAAATTATAATTCCGGTATAAACTCACAAACTGATTTAAATAGTATTGTGCCTAATATATCAAATGGAACTAATGACCACGCTCGTGTCGGTGATCAAGTTCACTGTAAGTCGTTAGTTGTCCAAGGACATATATTATCAAATTTAACTTATACCAATTATGCATCGTGTCGTATCGGTGTTCGTATGATGGTTGTTTCTCCAAAGGGTTACGCAGGTTATGATCCTGCTTATAATTCTGCTACAACTTGGTTAGCATATTTATTAAAAAAAGGTGGTGCGGTTTCAGGATTTAGTGGTGCTGTAAGTGATTTTTATGCGCCAATTAATCGTGATGCTATAACGGTTCATTATGATCGTAAATTTTATGTAAAGGCACCTTATGTGCCTGGAACATCAAGTGGTGATTTATCAACATCAGGTTCTACTAAATTTTTTAAAATTAAAATTCCAATCCGCAATAAACTATTAAAATATGACCCTAATGTTAATAGTGGTTTAACACCAACTCAATTCAATCCTTTTTTAATTCTAGGTTATTGTCATTTAGACAATTCTACACCCGATACAGTAGATGCTCAATTAAATCTTAGTTTCACCTCAATAATGGTGTATCAAGATGCTTAGAGATTTATATTAATTTAGACATTAATATAACATCAATGGTTTGACCACTCGGGATAATGTAAGGAGCGCATTGGCGCGACGCCACCTAGGAACGATTTATCGTTCCGCTGGAACCTCGCATACGGCGTCCGCAGGACTACTAAGGGACTACTAAAATATTTGAATTATTTTAGATGTCGATGTGATGTCAAATAAGAAGTAAGGGCAGGGGACAGTATTACCCCCTGACCACTTTTGTGTAAAAAACTTCTGTGTAATTTAGGAAAAGTTTTTAGGAAATTATTTTTTTTGGTAAAAATATAATATTCCATTAATATATAAAAATGTCTCGTAATCGTGAATGGTGCTTTACAATAAATAATTGGACTCAATCAGACTATGAACAAGTGCTTCTGATGAAGATAGATTCGAGATATTTAGTTTTCGGCAAGGAAATTGGCGAAAAAGGTACTCCTCATATCCAAGGATATGTATATTTTGAAAATGCAAAGTCATTGAAGCGTATGAAAAAATATTTATCTAGGGCGAATTTAAGTGAGCGTTATCCTGATAGTTCGCCAGAACAAGCAGCGACATATTGTAAAAAGGAAGGAACTTTTGAAGAATATGGCGAAATAAAACAACAAGGTAAACGTGTTGATTTAAATGAGATTAAAGATACCATC